TTGAGCCAGAAGACATCATTCGGCTGATTGCTTGGAGTTCTGACCCCAAAAAAGGCATCGTTGCTGGTATTCCAGTAGCCCGTAAAAAGGGCAAAGTATTTATCTCAACACTTGATATGGACGAGGCTGGGTACGTGCAGATGAACAGCATGGGTCTAGTCAAAGCCAAGCGTGTAGCCACTGCCTTTATGATGGTGCAGCGCAAAGTGTTTGAAGACATGGATGCCAAGATGGAAGGGCTTGAGTACTGGGACGAGAACACCCAAGCTGTTATGAAATCGTTCTTTGACTTTAAATCTACTCCGGACGGCTATATTGGCGAGGACTATCTGTTCTGTGATCGTGCCCGTGAACTAGGCCATGAAGTGTGGATAGACCCGACAATTAAGCTGGGTCACATGGGGGTTGAAGAGTTTATGGGTTGTTTTGGGGAAGATTGGCTCTACCCCCGGATGGCTCCAATCGATGCACAGAAAGAGGTGGCGTAATGGCTGCTAAGCCCCTTTCCAAAAAAACCATGGCTTGCAACAAGCCCAAGGCTACACCTTCTCACCCTAAAAAATCCCATGTGGTTAAGGCGTGTGAAAGTGGACGTGAAAAGATCATTAGGTTTGGTGAGCAAGGCAAGAAAGTCGGAACCGTTTCTGGTACGGCTGGTGCCCCTAAGTCTGGCGAGTCTGCAACGATGAAAGCCAAGCGTAAATCCTTTAAGGCCCGACATGCGAAAAACATCGCTAAGGGAAAAATGTCAGCAGCCTATTGGGCGGATAAGGTGAAATGGTGATGAATATTGAGATGTTTCTTGGGTTTGTGTATCTACTTCTCGGCATCGTGGGCTGGTTTCTTAAAGGCGTCATTGATGAGTCGAAAGATACTAAAGATGACCTTAATAGATTCAAAGTAGAAGTGGCCCAGCAGTACACCCACAAGAACGATTTGCGGGACATTATGGTTAGCATTAACGAGCGATTCGACAGAATCGAAAAGAAACTTGATCGACTTATGGAGGGTAGATAAATGAACGAGTCCAAAATGATGAAAAAAGAAGGCCGTGGCATGGCTAAGGCCGACATGCAGAAGGCTGCTTCTGGTGCTGTTAAAAAGCACGAGAAAGCCATGCATGGCATGAAGAACGGTGGCTACGTCAAGGCTGCTGATGGGGTCTGTAAAAAAGGCAAGACTAAGGGACGGATGGTGTAATGCCCTCTGTTTCCGCTAAACAGGAAAAGTTTATGAGGGCGGTTGCCAACTCGCCCAAGTTTGCGAAGAAGGTTGGCGTCCCTCAATCTGTTGGAAAGGAATTTGAAATGAAAGACATGAAGAAAAGCGGTATGGCTAAGATGACCAAAGCCGAAGCGCCTTCAAAAATGAAATCTGTTAAAACCGCTAAGCCCAAGATGGGTTCAGCTTCTAGCCGTGCTGATGGTGTTGCCACTAAAGGCAAAACCAAAGGTATGGAGCCAAAGATGATGAAAAAAGGCGGTATGTGTAAATGATCGCTTCACGCGGGATGGGGGCCATAAACCCCTCCAAAATGCCAAAGGCAAAAACCATCAAACGGAAAGATGATCCGGATGATGTGACGATGTATGCCGATGGTGGAAAGGTTAAGTCCCGCGTAAATGAAGCAGGTAATTACACAAAGCCGGGGATGCGCAAGTCGCTCTTCGAGAAGATTAAGGCGGGAGGTAAAGGAGGCAATCCGGGACAATGGTCCGCAAGGAAAGCCCAGATGCTAGCCCAGCAATACAAAAAAGCGGGGGGCGGTTATCGTGATTGATTTCATTGAAAAACAGATAGCGGCTTCTGAGCGTCTTTTCAACATGATGATGCAAGACCACAAAGAGCGAATGAAAGAGATTGCTGTTTGGGGTGAGATGAACGCAGGCTTGATGGCTAAGTTAGACCAACGAGACGCGGAAATCACAAATTTGCGCAACCGTCTGCAGTTGTTGGAAGAAGAATTAACGAAGAAGTAGCATGTTTTCAGTCTCCTTCTACTTAATACCGGGTGTGATGTTGGGGGCTGAAATGCAAAAAAACCCGGACACAGACGCTTCCGTTTTTATTATTGATCTATTTATTGTGCGTTTTATGTTTGAACGCGGTGATGAATGAAAGCCCCTCAGAAAAGCCTAAAAGCGTGGACCGATCAAAAGTGGAGAACCAAAAGTGGTAAGCCTTCTACTCAAGGTCCAAAAGCTACAGGGGAAAGGTATCTCCCAGAGGCGGCTATCAAGAATCTGTCAGCTTCTGAGTACGCAGCGACAACCAGAGCCAAAAGAGCAGGAAAAGCAGCCGGTAAGCAGTTCGTCAAACAACCTAAAACCGTAGCAAAGAAGACAGCGAGATTTAGATGACCACCTCCGGCACCCAATCGTTTAATTTAGACCTCACGAATATCATCGAGGAGGCGTTTGAGCGTGCCGGTTCTGAGTTGCGCACGGGCTACGACATTCGCACGGCTCGTCGGTCTTTAAACCTTTTGTCTATTGAATGGGCAAACCGGGGCATTAACCTCTGGACAATTGAGCAGGGTCAGATCGCCATGGTGCAGGGGCAGATTGTCTATAACCTCCCCGTCGATACGATTGACTTGCTGGATCACGTTATCCGAACCCAGACTGGGGTTGAGCAGACTGACATCAACATCAGCCGTATTAGTGTTTCTACCTACGCCAACATCCCTAACAAGAACGCCCAAGGCCGACCGATTCAGGTGTGGATTGACCGCCAATCAGGTGCTACCGAGCCGGTTACTGGGATTAACTACCCGACAATCAATGTCTGGCCCGCGCCGGATCAGTCTAACTTCTACACCTTCGTTTATTGGCGTCTAAAGCGTATCCAAGACGCTGGTGATGGCTCAAATACCCAAGACATCCCTTTCCGTATGCTGCCCTGTCTGGTGGCTGGGTTGGCTTATTACTTGGCTATGAAGATCCCTGACGCCCTCCCAAGGCTCGATATGCTCAAAGCCCAGTACGAAGAACAATGGTTGCTGGCCTCTAGCGAGGACCGGGAAAAGGCTGCTTTACGACTCGCGCCCCGTCAGATGTTTATTGGTGGTGGAGGTATGTAATGCCTAATAACTTCGCATCCGGCAAATGGGCCATATCGGAGTGCGATAGGTGTGGTTTCCAGTACAAGTTAAAACAACTACAGACAATTGTTATTAAAACTAAGAACGTGAATTTGCTGGTTTGTCCCAGTTGCTGGGAACCAGATCAGCCACAGTTGCAGTTGGGTATGTATCCGGTCGATGACCCACAAGCTTTGAGGAACCCAAGACCAGATACAACGTATATACAGGCTGGCTACACCGGCTTACAAATTGAGTCTGGAGATGGCCCGCTAGGTAGCGGAGACCCCTCTGGAGGAAGTAGAATATTCCAATGGGGATGGGCACCGGTTGGCGGTAGTCGAGCCTATGATGACGGGTTAACCCCAAATAATTTGGCGCTGGGCATTTCGCTTGGCACTGTGACCGTAGCAGTAACTTAAGGAGTTAAAGATGAGCGCCCCTGATAAATGCACTTTCTTCCCCGCCGAGACCAAAGATCCGATTGGGAAATACAAACAACCCGAAGTTTATACGGGTGACGAAGGTAATAATGGCTACCCGAACAATGTTGCTAATACACAAACTGTTAAGACACGTGGTTGCGGCGCAGCAACAAAAGGCTGCAATTCTTCTACAAAACTGGGGTAAGTGTTAAATGCCGTACCGCGATCCTAATGACCCACGTAAACTCCAGAGAGTAAACGCTTGGGGCGCTGCTAACCCTGAAAAAGTTAAAGCGGCAAAGAAAAAATATGCTGAAAAAAATAAAGAAGCATGTAAGGCTAGAATTGCGGTGTGGCGTGAATCCAATAAAGAAAAAATGGCAGAGCTTAGAAAAGCTTGGAGAGACGCTAACAAGCACAAAGCTCAAGCGTATGTAAGGAAGTATCAAGCTGCTAAACGTAAAAGAGTTCCAAACTGGCTAACTCCAGATGATAATTGGATGATGGAAGAAGCATACGAACTAGCGATTCGTCGCACTAAAATGTTTGGTTTTCAATGGGATGTAGACCACGTACTTCCATTACAAGGTAAAACAGTGTCTGGTTTGCACACACCATTAAACTTACAAGTAATACCCGCCGTAGTAAATTCTAGTAAGGGCGCAAGGGTATGACCTATAACGAACTTTTTGAAACCATTAAAGGTTTCACAGAAAACGACTTCCCCAATACTCAGTATGGCGACCCAACGGCTGCCAGTACTAACTTTACGTCTAAAGAACAGGTTGATACGTTTATTCGACAGGCTGAGCAGCGTATTTACAACTCGGTTCAGTTCCCTTCAATTCGTAAGAACGTAACGGGGCCAACCACTCCTAATAACAAGTATCTGTCTGGACCAAGCGATTTTCTTGCCGTTTATTCAATGGCGGTAATTGATGGGGATGGTAATTACGAGTACTTGCTAAACAAGGACGTTAACTTTATTCGGGCTGCTTATCCAAGCCCTACGTCTACAGGTATTCCTCAGTATTACGCTTTGTTTGGCCCTACAACTACAAATACATCGCCACCGGTAATAACTAATGAATTATCTTTTATTCTCGGACCGACTCCAAACGCTGTTTATAGCATTGAGCTTCATTATTACTACTACCCTGAGTCTATCGTTACTGCTAGTACTACTTGGCTTGGTGATAATTTTGACTCCGTATTACTTTATGGCTCGTTGCTGGAAGCCTATACGTACATGAAGGGTGAGGCTGACGTTATTGCTAATTATGAAAAGCGGTACGCAGAAGCCCTTGCTCTGGCTAAACGTCTTGGCGATGGTATGGAGCGCAGCGATGCTTACAGGTCTGGTCAGATGCGTATGCCGAACCTACCTCAAAACAGAGGGGTTATCTAAGTGGCCTTCACGGGTAATTTCACCACCAATGTATTTAAAGTCGGGCTATTAAACGGTGATTTTGATTTTGCCGTTGATACGTTCAAGATCGCTCTTTATACAA